TGTACCATTGAATATCTATATTCCTGAACCTGACATAATACTTGTTGTGTTGTTGTCTTTCCTCGCAGGGTTCTTGTATCGTAGGTACTATGACAACGAGACGATCTCTGATGCCTTTGAGGAAGGGTTCGAGAAAGGTGCACACTCTGTTGTGGCAGCGGTGTCCCAGCTGATAGGCAAAGACATCTCAATTGATTTTGGAAAGGAACAAGACGATGACTATGACAACTAAAGGTGACCTAAAAGATTTTCTCAAAGAGATGGGACTAGAGAGTGTTCACCCTAAGCCCAGCGCAACCAAGCCTGACTACATGAAGCCAGGATTTTATATAGATCCACGAGATGCAAAAGGGGAGGTACCGTTCTGATGAATACTGTATGGATACTATTGTGGCTCGTCTTAGTGCCAGATAATGGTGTTAGGTATTATCATCTCGGTACATATGATAACGAAACCTTATGTAAGACTGGCCAGCGAGATGCTTTAGTTATGGTCAACGCTAAGAATGAAACAGTAGAATGTATAGGGGTACAGGTAGATGATTAAGGCAACATACATTGACCACATGGGGACAGACTTGACGGTAGCTAACGCTGCACGGGTGTCATTCGGTAAGAAGAGTGAGATGGAGGATGATCCTTGGGGTCCACCTAAGCTCAAAGAGAAAGATGCAAAGCTGATCCGCTACCTTGCCAAGCACAAGCACATCAGTCCCTTCGGACATTGCTTCGCCAGCTTCCACGTCAAGGCTCCGATCTTTGTAGCCCGACAGCTAGTCAAGCATTCCTATCTCAGGTGGAACGAAGTATCTAGACGCTATGTGGATGATGAACCTGAGCTGTACACTCCTTACGCATGGCGTGGCCGTAGTGCCGATAAGAAGCAAGGATCTGACGGTGTAGTAAGTGTGGGTGATTGGGGTAGTTCAGGCTGGGCAGCACTTAAAGCCTACAAAGACCTTCTAGAACATGGCGTAGCACCAGAACAAGCCCGTATGGAACTACCACAGTCTACAATGACTGAGTGGTACTGGAGCGGTAGCCTTGATGCCTTTTCTCGTATGTGCAACCTACGCTGTAAGACTGACACACAGGCAGAGACACGGATAGTTGCACAACAGATTGACCGCAAGATGATTGAACTGTTCCCTATGTCATGGGATGCACTTACGGAGGATGGTGATGACTAAACTATATGACTTAGAGCCTATGATTATGGACTGTTGGCATGTGTGTGATGACCTACAGGTTGTATTCAGACAGATAGGTGATGGTGAACGTGATCCTACACATGATGAAATGATGAACACACTGATAGGTATGCAACAGTTATACCAGTGGAAGTTTGAACAGTTGTTCAACAAGTATGAGGATGTACTCCGTGATAAAGAGTGAGTGGAATCGTCTGATAAAAGAACGTGAAGACTTTAAGGATAACGCAGTGGTAACTAGTATCGTGAATGAACCCAAGCACTACGCCAGGTGGGCTATTGAACCTATAACATTTATCATGCGCAATGGTTTTGAGTTCTGGCGTGGTAATATCATCAAGTATGCCAGCCGTGCGGGATACAAACTTTATGAGGGTATGGACGAGGTACAGAGTGAGATTACAGACCTTGAGAAGGTCATACGGTACTCACAGATGCGTATCAATCAACTGGAGGGTAAAGACAAGCTATGATACCCTTAGTAAAAATTAGAGGAGTAGAAAATGTTTACAGTCGAACATGAATCAGATTCCACAGTCATTGTGGCCTTGGATGAAAAGGACAAGTTCCAGGATGTCGAACTTATAGTTGGTGCTGGAAGTGTGTATATACGACAGTTTGACGAGGATATGGATCAATATGAAATGATCTATTGCTCTTTCCAACAACTTGTGGATATAATGGCCGCACTAAATTCATCAGAAGGTATGTACTTCACCAGAGTAAAGTAAGCACAATAGTAAAGGAACAATACTATGACAGCAGCAGTTAACAGCAACAGTGAGATAAGCCACCAGCCATGTCCCTACGAGGACTGTGCAAGTAGTGATGCTTTCTCATACAATCTTATGAGCAAGGTAGGGCATTGCCATTCCTGCAATCGAGCCTACCCTGGACGAGATAAGAAATTTGATTGGGCAGAGGGGACTTACCCTCCACCTCCTCCAAAGGTAGATCTACGCAACACCAAGATTATTACTGGTAGATTCAATGACATACGTGGCTTGGATGAAGATGTAGCAAAGCTCTACAACATCCAGTTGCAGTACGGTGAGAACAATGTCCCTGTGCGGTACGCATTTAAGTACCCCAACAACGTCAAGTATCGTGGCTACGCAGAAAAGAAGTTTTGGACAAAGGAACGTGGGTCACCCACTGATCTCTTTGGGCCTGACTTCAATGCTGGGTCAAGTAAACGTATATACATCACTGAGGGTGAGTTTGATGCGGCTAGTCTCTATCAGGTTTTAGGTAAGTCTTATCCTGTTAAGTCCCTGCCCAGCGCATCCCTGTCGGACAAGTTCATCAAGAGTAACTTTGACTACATCAACAGCTTTGAGATGGTGGTCTATGCAGGTGAGCTATCAGATGCGGCAGGTAAGGCTGCGGCACAGAAACTTTATAGCATGATGCCAAATAAGTTTTATTATGTCCCCATGTCCAAGTGGAAGGATGCCAATGAGTTCTTGATGGAAGGCGACAGTGAAGACCTAAAGTGGGCAGCACTCAAGCCCCAACGGTTCAGCCCTGACAACTTCTTTGTTGGTGACATCGAAGTAGAGAAGGCAATCACCACTGAGAACCCATACGAGTACGTCCCGACAGGTCATACAGGCATTGATGATAAGCTGCGTGGTCTAGTTAAGGGTGGTCTCACTTTTATCAAGGCTCTTAGGGGTCAGGGTAAGACAGAGCTGGTTCGATACTTTGAGGTAGCACTCCTCAAACAGAATACACGAGTGGCTATGCTCCACATGGAGGAGATGAAGTCCACCACCTACCGTGCTATGGCAACCTATGAGTTGGGTTGGAATGTACGCACCAAAGAGGATGCCGTAACTACGGGCTACACTGAGGAGCAAGTGATAACTGCTGCACAGAAGATGGCTGGCGGTGAGAACACTGTGATCTTTGAGATGCAGAGCCATGACGATCCAATGCAGCTGTTGGAGTATGTACGTCTGGCCTCTACAGTCTATGGTGCAGAGTTCATCTTTATTGACCACGTTCAACGTCTGGCCTACTTGTCCAACTCCGGTGTTGATGCAGCCACCAGCACCTTGACTACACTTGGGTCTCGCATGGCTCAGTTGGCTAAGGAGCTGAACATCGGTGTTGTATTTATTTCACAGGTTAATGACGATGGCCGTACAAAGTATGCTGCATCCCTTGAGGAAGAGGCAATCTGCTGTATTAAGTTGAGCCGTGACACTGAGTCAGATGACGAGGTTGAGCGTAATACAACTCACTTCACCGTTGACAAGAACAGACCATTCGCTAAGTTGGGTTCTGCTGGTTCAGTCTACTACGATCCAGAGACTACCATCTTGGAGGAGGTTGTATTTCAGGTATGAAAATTGTTGTCAGTGACATAGAAACCAATGGTCTGCATGACAGCACTAAGCTGTGGTTGTGTGGTGGTAAAGACTTGAGCACCGGAGAGGTACACAAGTTTGAGAACTGCCATGAAGATCCAGTGGCTAAGGCTGCGGCTATTGAATGGTATGAGAATGTTGACCTTATCATAGGTCATAACTTCATCCCATTTGATGCACCCATGCTAAACAAGCTACTAAAGCCACGTCTTATTGACCCTTATAAGGTTATTGATACCCTCATTGTCAGTAGACTTGTGGACTATGATATTGCAATACCTAAGGGTGCTAAGTATCCTCACAGTTTGGATGCTTGGGGCCGTAGACTTAAAAAACACAAAGGAGACTTCCATGACTTTCATGAGTTCAGTGCTGAAATGGTTGAATACTGGTACGGAGACATCGAGACTACATCTGCTTTGTATGACCACTTCTCTCCTATTATTTGGGATTCTGATTGGAGTAAGTCTCTAAGGGCTGAGCACAGCCTTCAGATTGAGTTAGTACGGACACAGTACTACGGCTTTGCCTTTGACAAAGGTAAGGCAGAGTTCTTACTTAACTCTGTCAAGAATAGGATGGAAACACTTGAAGATCAGTTTCAGGTAGACTTTCCACCTAAACTTACAGAGATCAATCGCCTCAAGTACCGACTCAAAAAGGATGGTACTGAGATGGCTACAGTACAGAAGGCCAAAGAACGTCACGCAATCACAAACATTGAGGGTGAAGACCTTGTGTGTTTTGATTGGGTGGACTTCAAACCTGGATCTTCTCGTGTTCGTATTGATGCACTGTGGGATGCAGGCTGGAATCCTGTGGACAAGACCAAGACAGCCATTCAGTTTGCTCGTAAGAAGGTTGGTGAACCCTACGGTAAATCTGTCGCTAAGATGGATCAGGCATTCTACGATCAAAAGAAGAAAGACTTGGATCGGTACGGTTACACAGTGTCTGAGGCAAACCTCAGCACACTGCCTGAGGACGCTCCTGAGGGGGCAAAGGCTCTTGCGCAGTGGCTCACCCTAGAAGGACGTAGAAGCAGCCTTGTGGAGTGGATTAACCAAGTCAGAGGGGATTCTCGTATCCACGGTAGGATACTGCACATAGGTGCTTGGACGGGAAGATGCGCCCACAAAGATCCTAACACCGCCAACATATCCTCACCCTTCCACGGCACTCCTAAGTCTGCCGTTGACGAGGTTAAGAAGCAGTATGATGTTCACCTACGTGCTTGTTGGACTGTCCCCTCTGGCTCATGGCTTGTGGGTACGGATGCAGATGGCATCCAATTACGGGTACTTGCCGATTACCTATGGCGACATTTTGACGCAGATCAATATGCACAGGCTATCATGGAGGGGAAGAAAGAGAATGAGACTGACATTCACAACCTGAACAAGAATGCATTGGCTGTACCAAATGGAACACGGGACATGGCCAAGACGTTCATCTATGCTTGGCTTCTAGGGGCAGGTGTAGCTAAGACAGGTCAGATACTTAACGTCAGCATCAGGGAAGCACAGGCTGCTCGTACTCGTTTTGAGTCCAGCATTGATGGCCTGTATAACCTCAAGAACAAGCTTGTCCCCTACGTAGCAGAGAGAGGCTACTTCACTGGATATGATGGGCGTAAGGTTCCTGTACCTAGTGAGCATAAAACTCTGGCAGGTATCCTGCAGAGTGGTGAGTCTATTCTTATGAAGCACAGCCTTTTGAAGTGGCATGACGTTGCACGTAAGGAAGGCATAAAGTTTAAGATGGTTGGCTTCATCCATGACGAGTACCAAGTTGAGGTTACTGGAACTAAGGAAGAGGCTGAACATTTAGGAAAGATCCAAGCTCAGTGTATGCTAGAGGTTGGTCAAGAGCTGGGGTTTAAGATACCTACCCCTGGATCTTACGACATAGGGAAAAATTGGGCAGAGACCCATTGACAACCTTTTGTCGTGCTACTATGTACTACAACAGAAACAAAGGAGGCTATTATGCCAGCAACAAACATTGACGTTAAAGGTAAGATCGAATGGGCAAAAGTATTTGAGTCCAACCGTGATCGTGCCGAATGGAATGTAGAGACTGACGGTGAATACAAAGTAACCGTCATTACTGACAAAGCTACAGCTAAAAGTCTTACAGACGCAGGCTGCATGAAGAAGATTGTGGAAGTAGACGGTGGCTTCAAGGTTACCTTCTCACGTCCCCACACTGGTATGCAGGACTGGATGGGTGGCGCACCTATCGTAGCTGATAAATCTGGTAAGACTTGGGATCTAGAATCCAAAGGTCTTATTGGTAACGGAAGTGAAGGTATCGTTAAGGTAGAGGTTTACCCTACCCGTACAGGACGTACCGGAACCCGACTTCTTGGACTTCAAGTCCTTGATCACGTAGTCTATGAATCAGAAGGTGGTCCTTCCCAGTCACGTTCAATGTTTAAAGACTACTCCTCTGAGTCTGATTCTCCTGCCTCCTCCTCCCAACTTGAGTCAGATTCAATCCCCTTCTAGGTTTCCTGTTCCTTTCCCTAGAAGACATTGCCCTCACCCTTAGGGGTGGGGGTTTTTAACAACAGGAGGTAAACATGGCAGACATCAAGACACTCGTGAAAGACATGGAAGATACAATCTTGGGCTTGAACGGGTGGGATAACCTCGTAGGCAGTGAGATGGGAAAAGAGATTGCGGTAACAGCAGCCAAGCGTTTCTCTGCCCCCAGTAAGCCACGTGGGTATCTCTCCTTTTCCTCCATTGGAAGCCCTTGCAAAAGGAAGCTGTGGTATAAGATAAACCACCCTACAGTTGCAAAACCATTAGCACCATCTGACCTACTAAAGTTCTTCTATGGCGACATGATTGAGGAGCTTATCTTAGCAATCGTTAAGGTGTCTGGACACTCTGTCACAGGCTCTCAAGACCGTATGTATATCGGTGGTCTAGCTGGTCACAGAGATGCAGTCATTGACGGTATGACTGTCGATGTTAAGTCTGCTTCACCATATTCATTCAAGAAGTTTGCTGATGGTAGCTTACGTGACCAAGATCCGTTTGGTTACATTAGTCAGCTTAGTTCCTACGTCTATGCTGCAAAAGACGATCCACTCGTAACCAACAAGACACATGGTGCTTTCCTTGTTGTTGATAAGGTAGGTGGTCACATTTGCTTGGACGTTTACGACTTCTCAGAAGAGATGGACCGTAAAGAGAAAGAGGTTGAGCAAGTCAAAGAGATGGTTAAGGGTGACATACCTGAGCGTGGGTTTGATCCAGTACCTCAGTCCAAGACTAGCCCTAACATGAAGCTACACCCATCTTGTGGCTTCTGTGAGTTCAACAAGAAGTGTTGGCCTGAGGCCAGACGGTTTGTCTACAAGACAGGTGATGTTCTCCTGACTGATGTAGTCAACACCCCTAATGTTCCTGAGGATTTTACCTACAATGAACAGAAAGAGGTTTAATGCTGCAGCCCTCAAGGCTGGATATAGATCTGGCTTTGAGGACGATGTAGCAAAAGAACTAAAG